GCTAAAGCCGCAGAATTACAAGCAGCTGACGCAACAGGACGCTTATATAAAGTAGATTCTTCTATATAAAACAAATTTGGTGGTCTCCATTCTCTTGTATATATTTATATCAAATAAACAAATAAAATAAAAATATGAGTACATTCGCTATCGTAGTATTAGTATTGGCTATCGGTGCTATCGCTACATTAATTGCAATGAAAACCGGTAAGGTTGCTGACGCAAACAACAACAATATTCCTGACGCTATCGAAACTAAAGTAGAGGCTGTTAAAGAAGCTGTTGATGATGTTAAAAAAGCAGTTGCTAAAGTAACTGAAGCTCCTAAAGCTAAAGCTCCAAAAGCAAAATCAAACTCTCCTAAAAAAACAAAGAAGTAATTTATGGAAAAAACCAGTTTAAAATTAACTGAATCTGAATTATCAGCTGTTAAAGCTATTAAAGCTGAATACAATGAACTTGTAATAGCGTTTGGTGAAGTAGAAGTACAGAAACTACGTTTAGTTGAAGTTCAAAAAGATTTAGCAAATCGCGAAGGTGATTTAGCTAAACAATTACAAGACAAATATGGTCAGGGATCAATCAATATTGAAACTGGCGAAATTAGCTAATATTTATTGTTAGGTGTTAGGAGTTAATATAGAAGTTCCCCGTCAGCAATGACGGGGTTTCTTCGTTTTATATGTTACTTCATATATTTATCATTAGACAAAATCTATTTAAAACATGGCGCAAGAAACATTAATTTCTCCAGGTGTTCTCACAAGAGAGAACGACTTATCACAAATAACACAATTGCCTCCAACTGTTGGTTTAGCCTTAGTTGGTCCAACTGTTAAAGGTAAACCATACATTCCTACTGTAGTTACTTCATATAGTGACTATAAGAACAGATTTGGTGGTTCATTCGTTAGCGGTGGTGCAAATTATGAGTATTTAACTTCAATTACAGCTTACAACTACTTCCAACAAGGTGGTACTAGCATTTTAGTAACAAGAGTAACTAGCGGTTCTTATACAGCTGCTACTTCTTCTCTAATTGCTTGTTCTGGTAGTACAATGAACACAACATCTTCATTTGTTTTAGAAACTATTAACGTTGGTGTAATGAACAACAATAGTGGTTCTATCTTAACAAACGGTGCTTTAGCATCAGGAAGTATGGAAAATGTAAGATGGGAAGTATCAAATGTAAACTGTTTACAAGGTACATTTACAGTATTAGTTCGTCGTGGTGATGATAATACAAACAGTAAATCTGTTTTAGAAACTTACACTAATGTATCTTTAGATCCATTACAACCAAACTATATCGCTGCTGTAATTGGTGATCAATCAAAAACTATAGCTTACGATTCTGATATGGGTGGATATTATATTCAAATATCAGGTAGCTATCCAAACAATAGCCGCTACGTAAGGGTTAAAACAGTTATTGATACTCCAAATTACTTTACTAACGCAGGTACTGTAGCCGCAGATACTGCAGGCTTAAGTTACTCAGCTTCTTTACCTGCTGCAGGTAGTGGAAGTGCAGGTGGTTCTTTTGGTACAGCTACAGGTAACGATATTCCTTATATAGGAAATACATTATTCCAAAATAATTCATCTACATTACCTCAAGGTATTCCAGTTGCTAACTATGCTACTGCAAGTAATATCTTAAGTAACAAAGATGAATATGATTATGAATTAATAGTTACTCCAGGTTTACAACACGCTGATCACGCTACAGCTCAAACTAACTTTATTTCAAATGCTGAAGCAAGAGGTGATCATTTCTATATCATGGATTTAACACCATATAATGCTTCAATCGGTACTCCAGTAACTGAAGCTCAAGAAATGGATACTAACTACGCAGGTGCTTATTGGCCTTGGGTTCAAGTATCATCTCCAGAAACTGGAAGAAACGTATGGGTTCCTGCTTCAACAATTATGCCTTCAGTTTACGCTTTCAACGATAACGTAAGTGCTGAATGGTTCGCTCCAGCAGGTTTAAACCGTGGTGGTTTAGGTGGTGTTATTCAAGCAGAAAGAAAATTATCTCCAATCAATCGTGATAATTTATATGCTGGTAAAGTTAACCCAATCGCTACTTTCCCTAACGTAGGTGTTACAGCATTTGGTCAAAAGACATTACAACAAAAAGCTAGTGCTTTAGATCGTATCAATGTTCGCCGTTTATTAATCGCTTTAAAACGTTACATTGGTAATGTAGGTAAGACATTAATATTCGAACAAAATACAACTGTAACAAGAAATAGATTCTTATCTCAAGTTACTCCATACTTAGAATCAGTACAACAAAAACAAGGTTTGTATGCGTTTAAAGTAGTAATGGATGATACAAATAACACTCCAGACGTAATCGACAGAAATCAATTAGTAGGTCAGATCTATTTACAACCAACTAGAACTGCTGAATTTATCTTATTAGATTTCAATGTAATGCCAACAGGTGTTGAATTTGGATCTTAATTAAAATAAACTAATGGAAAATAAGAAAATACAAGAATTTAAGGACGACGTAGCAGCTGATAAATCAGTTGCTGCGGTTAGTTCTTCTTTATCTAGACTAGCTTCAGCTATAACTAACGCTAAAGATTATGCTAGAGTAATTGAAGCTCTTATGAAGTATCTAAAAACTAAAAAAGGTTCTCAATTATCAAGTCTTGACAGCAATCAAAACTATAAAATGGTTATATCTTACTTAAATAAGATGCAATCAGAAGTTACTAATAATGAAAAACCAGTTGCGCAGAAATAATATTTAATAATATTTATATAAAATAACAATACAATGGCAGTATTAGACCCTACAGAAATAATGTTCACAGCATTTGAACCTAAAGTTCAGAATCGCTTCTTAATGTACATTGATGGTATCCCATCTTACTTAATTAAGAAAGCATCTTCTCCTTCATTCAACGCTGGTGAAATCATTTTAGATCATATCAACGTTTACCGTAAAGTAAAAGGTAAAGTTCGTTGGAATGACATGACTTTAGAAATGTACGACCCAGTAACTCCAAGTGGTGCACAAGCAGTAATGGAATGGGCTCGTTTAGCACACGAATCAGTAACAGGTAGAGATGGATATTCTGATTTCTATAAAAAAGATTTACGTTTAGATATCTTAGGACCAGTTGGTGATGTAGTAGGTGAGTGGATTATCAAAGGTGCTTATGTTAAAGAAGCTAACTTTGGTGACATGGATTGGGCTAATGAAGCTTATGTAAGCATCAATACTACAATCGCAATGGATTATTGTATCCTTAACTACTAATAGTAATATCACAATATTTAAAGAGCCATCCATTTGGATGGCTTTTTTTATCTTTGTATATTTATATATATAAAACAATATAAACGTTATGGAACAAAAGTTCAAATACCCAACCGAACAAATAGACTTACCTTCAAAAGGTTTGCTTTACCCAGAATCATCCCCATTATCAAAAGGATTTGTTGAAATGAAGTACATGACCGCTAAAGAAGAAGATATTCTTTCTAATGCTAACTTCATCAGACAAGGAATTGTAATTGATAAATTACTACAATCAATGATTATTACTCCTATTGATTATAACGAATTACTAAATGGTGATAAAAATGCTATTTTAGTAGCAGCTCGTATTTTAGGATACGGTAAAGATTATGAATTTATTTATCCTAATCCTAGCACAGGTATAGAAGAAAAAGCTACTATTGATTTATCATTAATTGATACTAAACCATTAGATGAATCTTTATACACTAAAGGAAAAAATGAATTTGATTTTGTATTACCATTTTCAAAAGTAAAAGTAACATTTAAGTTATTAACCCATGGAGATGAAAATCGCATAGATAAAGAAATTGAAGGCTTAAAGAAAGTCAACCCACAATCTATAGCTTCAGTAACTACTCGTTTAAAACACCTTATATTAGCTGTTAATGGCGATAGAGATGTAGCTACAGTAAGAGAATTTGTTGATAATATATTAGCTAGAGATGTTAAAGCACTTCGTGAGTATATTAATACAGTAACTCCAGATATTGATTTAAAAGTTACTGTAACAACAGCTAGCGGCAACGTAGTGGAGGGCGTTGATTTACCAATTAGTTCTAACTTTTTTTGGCCTGACACCGGCTTATAAAATAGCCTTATTAGAAGAAATACATACATTATGTTATTTCGGACAGGGTGGATTTTCACATGATGATGTGTATAATATGCCTGTTAGATATAGACATTATCATCTTAAAAAAATATCTGAATATATTGATAAACAGAATGAACTAACAGAAACAAACAATCAAATGGTGAATAACACCAAACAGCAAAAAACCCGCCCACCCATACCAGATTTTGCAACCCAAGTAAGAGCGCCTAAAAAATAGGTGCTCTTCATATTTATACCCGATAAATACTTTTTTAAATTAGAATATGCCGGACACTACCCAATTAACTCCAGAACAGTTACAGGCGATAGCCCAACAACAAGCTAAAATTACTGCTGAGCAGCAAAAACAAAAGCAGCTAAGTGGTGATTTAGTAGACGCATATGATCAAATTGAGAATAGTTTAGATAGTATCTCTAAATTAATTAATAATCAACTTAAAGATCAAGGTGCTTCTGCTCGTCAAGTTTCTGAGATTAAATCTATATATAATTCTTTAAATAAAAGTAATAGAGAACTTCAATATCTAAATGATAGATTCTATGAAGGTACTTTAAAAACAAAAGACATATCTAAACAATTATCTCAATTAGATAGAACTGAGGTAGCTATTAGAAGACAAATAAATATAGCTTACGAAAGTGGTAATAAATCATTAGCGGCTAAGTTTGAAAAAGAACTTAGAATATTAAATCTTGAGAGAAAAGAAGCTGAAGAATTAAAGAAACAAAATGAATATGTTGATAAAAGAGTAGGTTTAACAGGTAAACTATTAACCGGACTTGAAAAAATACCTATTTTAGGTGACGCTATTGATTTTGAAGAAATAAACACCAGCATGAGAAACGCTGTTGGAAACACTAATGTGTTTGGAGCAGGTTTAAAAACAGCTGGTAATCAATTAAAAGAAGGATTAAAAGATCCATTAGTACAATTTGCTCTAATAACAGCATTTTATACAAAAATAATAAAATCAGCTTATGAATTTGATGAGCTAAATACTAAAACAGGACGAACATTAGGTGTTAGTAAAGAAGAGGCTAAAGGGATATATGATTCCGCTTATAAGTATTCTACAACAGCTCATGATAGTTTTGTTACAGCTACTCGTTTAGTTGAAGCACAAACAAGTTTAAATAAAGCATTAGGTACAGCAGTAAATTTAGGAGAAAAAAATGCTGAAGGTTTTGCTCGTTTGACTCATTATTATGGATTAAGTGAAGACTCAGCAGCTAGATTATCTGAATCCGCTGCTGAACAAGGAAAAACATCTTTAGATATTTTAAAAACTACTGCTAAGACATATAATGCACAACAGAAACAATTTGGTGGTACTATATCTCTTAATAAAGTATTAGACAAAGTAGCTAATGTAAGTGATGACATTTATATTAGATTTAAAGGTAATACTCAAGCAATAGCAGAAGCAGTAATGCAATCTGATAGATTAGGATTATCATTAGAACAAGCAAGCCAAATAGGTGAAGGTTTACTTAACTTTGAATCATCAATAGAAAATGAACTTAAAGCAGAATTATTAACTGGTAAAGCTATTAATTTAGAAAAAGCCAGAGAATATGCTTTAGCGGGAGATACAGCTAATTTAACAAAAGAAGTAGTTAAACAAGTAGGAAACATTCATCAATTTGAAAAAATGAATGTTATTCAAAGAAAAGCATACGCTGAAGCATTTGGAATGAGTGTTCAAGATATGGCTAAAATGCTTCGTAAACAAGAATTTGAAGCCAAATTAGCAGGATCATCAGCAAAATCAGCTAAAGAAAAATTAGAATATGCTGAAAAACATGGTATAGCTATAGACGATGCTCTTAGAGCAGAATATGAACAAAAATCATTAGCAGATGAACAGCATGAAGTATTTAAAAAACTAAATGAAGTTTTAGGCAAAATAATGCAAGGACCTATGTCTAAGTTTGTTCATATGTTAGAAGGTGTTCTTCATAAAGTGAATAACATTTTTGAAGCATTTGGTAAATTTACAGGAGGAACTTTAGGTAGTGCCTTAGGTACAGCCATATTAGCAGCTCCATTATTAATTGGTGGTGTAAGATTACTATCGGGTGGTATTAGAGCTATGTTTTTAGGATCTAGAGGAGCAAGTATAGCAAACCCAACCTATTCTTATGTTGTTAATAATGTTGGTGGTGCAATGGGTGGAGGTGGGATGATGGGTATGGGTGGTGCTGCATCTCAATTTGCTGGCGGTAGTTTCTCAAAGGGAAAATTAATGAGAGGTAGAATGATGGGTATGAAAGGATTTGGTGTAGGAATGGGAGTTAGTTTAGCATCATCTTTAGTATCATCTCAAATGGATGAAGGTGGAGCTAAAGACACTGTAGAAGGTGTAGGTACTGTAGCGAGTTACGCTGGCACTGGAGCTTTAATAGGTTCATTTGTTCCTGTAATAGGTAATATAGCGGGTGGTATCATTGGTGGTGCTATTGGTTTATTTAAAACTATGTATGATTCTAATGAAAAATCAAAAGAACGTGATGAAGCCAGAGCTAAAGCTAATGAAGAATCTCAAAAACGTGCTAACGACTTATTAGAACAACTATCAGTTAGACCAATACAATTAGGTATGAATGCTGATACATTACAGAAATGGTCAACAGCACAACAAAACGGAGCTAACCCAGCTTATTCTTAACATATTTATATTAAATACAACACATCATGGCATTATTTGATAAATTAAAAACAGGCTTATACAGCTTAAAAGGACAAACAGGTCCTGCATTTGAAAATGAGGGACAACGTTCTTCATCTAATATTCAAGCTTTAAGTAAAAATAATGTATTGATTTCTTCTCAAGATTTAATATCTGGAAGAACTACAGGTAATACTAAAATTTCTCCATCTAAATTAGATTTAAATGGTAAAACACCTGCTCAATACACACAAATATTAGGTTCAACTAATAGTAGTAGATCAACATTCTCATCTAATTCAGGATTTACATTAGATAAAAGATTACCATTTAGTCCATTAGGATTAGGTGGTAAACAAGGAGCTACATTTGAAAATGTATCTCAACAATCAACTTCAGATATTCAAGCATTAGCTAAAAATAATAAATTAGTAGGTTCTCAAGACTTATTAACTGGTAGAAAATATGGTAAAGGAAGATTTACAGTATTTGTACCTGCGTCTACATTAGACAATAATGGATTACCTGTTGGTAAAGTTTATAAAAACAATGGTCCTAAAGAAGGAAGATACTAAACCAAGTTCTAAATGCCCTTTTCAACTCTAGATAAAAACTGGTCTAACCTAGCATCATACTACAACTCAGTAGATAATGGTAAATTCAATAATCCAGGTAATGTTACTTTCACAACAAAACCAGAATATCCTAGACTTAGATATACAGGATTTGATGATGGACTTATAAGAGGAGGAGCTACTAATGTTGGTATATCAGTAATTAGAGATTCAGAACGTATTGGTAAATTTTTAATTTCTCCAAAAGGTCTTTTATTTATAGGTAAACAATTTGGTTTACAACGAACTAATCCTCAATTAGAAAAACCATCTGATGATACAATAAATTTAAATCCTACTAGATTTTATTCTCCATTAAATACAGCGCTTCAAGTTCCTATCAATGCTATAGGAGGTCATATTATACGACATGGTATTAGACCTGTTGGGGGTGTAGGATTTTTAAAAGGATCTAGTTTAAATGTCACTGGGTTTAGCTATGAAAAAATTGCTAAAGATAATAATAGCAAACAATTAGCAATATCATTACTTAAACCTAATGATAATCCTAATAGATTAGCTAGACTTCTTTCTACAGCTATTGATAAATCAAACGGGTCAATTGAATTATTTAGCTATAACGGTGGAGCTAATTCATTATATGGTTTAGGAAAAACTTCTATTAATACAACTAATATAAGAACTACTGAGTTAGATTTATTTAATCCAAATATTGATATATATAATAATTTTAAACCTTTTAGTAACTATCGAATAGCTGATACTAAACAATGGAATATAAATTCATCTTTAAAAGATCAATTATGGGGATCTCCATTATATAGAAATAGAGTTAATAAAAGTGATGGTAATGGCAATCTTGATAAAAGTTATGATATTGAATCTAGAATTGGAACTTCATCTGGACAAAAATGGGTTGATACAAAAATAACTCCTGCAGTATATGATTATGTAGATAGCTTTACAGGTGATGAAAACATAGTTCCTTATATAGTTACACCAGAAAAAAGAGAAAAAATATACAAATATAATGTAGACTCAATTAATGTTATTACTGTAACTGATAGTACTACTTTTTATAATAATTCTTTAAAATCAAATAATGATCCAAATTTACCAAGTTGGGCTCTAGAAAAAGGAGATCAAAATATAGATGGTAAATTTGGCCGTGATGTAGTTAAATTTAGATTTGAATTTTTAAATAATGATAATCCTATAGCAGGAGGAGCTATTAATACAGATGTTTTAGCATTTAGAGCATACATAAATGAATTTTCAGATGGAATGAATGCCAAATGGGATTCATATCGTTATATGGGTAGAGGTGAAGACTTTTATGTGTATAATGGATTTACAAGAGATATAAGTTTAGGATTCACTATATACGCACACTCTCCACAAGAAATGGCTCCAATATATAAAAAACTAAATTATCTTTTATCTACATTTACTCCTGACTATTCAGCAGCAAATAAAATGAGAGGTAATATAGGTTATCTAACAGTAGGTGATTATCTATATAGACAACCAGGAGTATTCACTGATATCAAACTATCAGGATTACTAGAAACACATTGGGAAATAGCATTAGATAGTCCTGAAGGTGGTGAAGGTAAAAATCAATATGAAGTACCTAAACATATCAATGTGAATATGTCGTTTAAACCAATTCATACATTCTTACCAAGAAAAGCTAAATATGAAAAAGGTGTATCTAAAAATAATACACCATTTATCACAGTTGATAAAGTAGCGTATCCTGAATATGCTGGTCAAGTAACAGACAAAGCAAATCCTGAAAATAATAAACCTGCTAGGAACAAATACTTAGACTAATCTGAATTTTTACCTAAAGTCATATTTATTATCATGGAGCGCTATGATAATATTCCTATAATACAAACTGTACCAAGTGTACAATATCCAAAAGTAACTAGATATCGTGCTTCGACTCGATATCCGGACATACCATTTTTGGAAGATGACGTTTTCTTACTTACATTACGTGGAGATAGATTAGATAACTTAGCTTATCAATTCTATGGTGACCCAACATTATGGTGGATATTATCTGTGGCTAATCCTGATTTGCCTAACGATTCATTATATCCAACTCTTGGTTTCCAATTAAGAATACCAAACAATGTTAATCAAATATTAAGTGATTTCGAACAATTAAATAGTTAAATTGTGTTATGTCTATATTCAAAAGTACCCTTAATGATGAAATAGCAGCTCAGCTAAAAGCTCGACAACATGTTATATCATCTTCTAATCGTAGTGACGATTTTTTAAGATATACTACTGGTAAGAACGGTTGGGTAAGAATGACATCATTTGTTAACTATAATGATCCTAAAGGTAAATATAGTGGTGACCAATTATCTAAAAAATATGTTTTAGAAGGAGGTACTTTACGTCAAACATCAGCCAAAGAATTTTCTTTAAGATCAGGAGTTGGTAAATTTGATGGTGTTTATGCTAGTGATATAGATAAAATAAGTTCTAATGCTGCTGATAATAAAGTAGATAGAATGTATGGTTTAAGACCAATGCCTGGTATCACTAGTGCAAACGTAATGAATAAAAGTGCTTATGGTTCATTAAGAGAAGCAACAGTACAATTTTATGCTTGGGATAAACATCAATTAGAAGAATTAGAACTCCTATTTATGCGTACTGGTTATACAGTATTCTTAGAATGGGGTTGGTCTCAATATATAGATCATGATAAAAATGGTTCAAGCGGTATTAATTCACTTCCTGGTAACATTAAAGTAAAAAACTTTGATAGTACTACTTTTAATCCATTCCAATCAAATAAAATAGCTGAAGACGCAGTATATAAAAAAATAGATGATACTGTTTCACAAACTAAGGGTAACTATGATGCTATGTTAGGTTTTGTAAAAAACTTCTCATGGCAACTAATGCCTAATGGAGGTTTTCAATGTAGTACAACATTAATATCTAGAGGTGAAGCAATTGAAACTGTCAAAGCAAGTGCTAACCCATATACAATTTTAGGGTCAGCTTCTTCTGACGCTAGTCTTAATGAAGTTCAGCCTGTATATAGTGTATTTGAAAAAATATTTTTAAATATTATAGGCCATCTTAACGACACTGAATTTCTTGAAAATTTAAATACTGATAGTAAACTAAGAAGCGGTCAACTTACTTCTCCTGGAATTGATGTTCCTACAAAAGATGCTTTACGTGATCAAGCAAATAAAGTTTACGAGGATGTTAAAACTCGATTAGCTAAAGGTAAATATAAGCAAATTGATAGGGATTTAAATGTTACTTTAGCTTCTGGTATAAATTTAGATTCAAGTACAGTTATTAAACCATCTACAGGACAATTAGAAGGTACAGCTATTGAATATATAAGTATGCGTACTTTTTTAGCTATATTAAATGAATTTTTTATTTTTAAAGATAAAAACTCTCAAGATTTTCAACCTGCTGTTACTATTTTGTTGCCTTATGGTACAGAATGTTTAGCTAGTGAAGATACAGTAAGTATTGATCCTACTACTTGTTTAATACAAAACTCAAAAGCTACTTTTATTACACAAACTAACACTGGATTTGTACCTAACCTTTTTTGGGGAATGAATGCTGGTTCTGGTTTCTCATATGTTGATAATACTAGTAACTCTAAAGTTTCTTTACCTGAATTTCTTCTTCCAAATACAACAAATAGAGGTGAAATAAATTGCATATTCATAGGCATAAACCATATAGTTCAAAGATATAGACAACTATCAGGCGGACCTGATGGTGTTGATATTATTACTTTATTACAAAATATATTAGATGATATTTCATTTGCTTTAGGAGGAATTAATAACTTTAAGTTATATAACAATAGAAATGTAATTCAGATTATAGATGCTAATTATCTTGGTACTGCTAAAAAAGATTCTAAATTTCAATTTGACTTAATAGGATTAAACAGTATTTGTAGAGATGTAAAAATTAATTCTCGTGTATTTGCTGAACAATCTACTATGATGGCTATTGGTGCTGCTTCAAATAACCATGTTAACTTAGGAGATATATATTCTTCCACTCAAAATTATTTTAATCAAGGATTAACAGATAGAGTACTATCAGCAGCTTATGTTGAAACAAGTGGACTTACAGTTAAAGCAGCAGACGGTACTGTACTTTCAGGAGACATGGCTTATTATATTACTATATATAATAACCTGGATTCATTAACAAACTATTTACAAAGAAATGTATTAGGGACTTTAAATGATACAGGATACTGGAACGTCACAAAAGTACCAGCCTCATCTGATATAACAAATGCTGGTAGTTTATTAAAAACAGTTCATTATCAATTAAATGGTAAAGATGTAAATTATCAAGCTATAATTCCTTTTGAATTAGAAATTACTCTTGATGGTATTGGAGGATTTATAGTAGGACAAATTTTTACTATTGATAAATCAATCTTGCCTAAAGATTATTATAACAAAAATCTTGGATTTATTATTACAGGTATATCTCATTCATTACAAAATAATGACTGGACTACAATAATTAAAACCCAAATATGTTTACTAGAAAATGATGCTATAACTAACAAATATCAACCTGATAAAAGTAAATTAAAATCAATAATTACAGCAGCTAGAGTACAAGCATCAGCTGAGGGATTGTTGTTATGTGCTATGGCTGATCTTATGGTCCATCAAATGTTTATATATTTCTTGCTTGACAGAAAAAAAACTGGAGGCACAGGAGGTTATCCTGCCCCTTTAGATCTATCAGATTTAAAGAAAGCAGCAATTATTCCACAATTAAGTGATGTTTGGTCATATTTTGACGGCACTAAAAAAACTTTATTAAAATTAACAGGAGATGGAACAACTGGTCCTGAAACTCATGCTGTAGATCCAAGACTTCCTAGTTTGGTAGATGATTCTATAACACAAGGTTTTAAAGCATTTTTCACAGAAATTTTTAATAGACCCGGAAAAGATCCTGTACCTAACATAGCATATGATAATTCAGAATTTATACGTTATGCTACACAAGAAAACTATGGTGTGTTTGATAAAGATCAAATTGAAAAATATTTAAAAAGTTGGTACAATTCTGCTTTTAAATTATATGGAACAGAACCAGATTTTCCTCAAACATATGATGCGTTTACTACTATTTCAGGTGGTGCAAAAGTAGATTTAACAGGATTTGCTAATATTATAAACCAAAAAGACTCAGTTCTCTCTTCTACAGGAAATATTTTCCGTGACCATAGTATGGCTGATCCAAAAGTTTTATTAAGTGCTTGGAATTATACTTGGATAGGAAGTATTATTAATTCTACATTAGCAGGAGTTCCATATGTAATCCCAACTAAACTTCAAGGAACAGGAGCATCAAATGATGCAGCTTTAAAATCTAGTTCAATTTTTAAAATGCAGCAAGTATTATATGAAAGTGATAAAACATACACAGATCCAAGTTCTTTTTATAATACTAACTATAAAGAAAATGAAGTTGTACAAGTACCAATATCATCAGCTTTTAAAGCAGCTGGTCCTCTTAGTGTAAATTATTATAGAATTAATCCTGATGGTCTTAATACAATATATGCTACCTTTTTTAAATATTTAGACGGACAGCGATCAAGTTTAGGATTAGGTACTAACTTCTCCACTCCAGCTGGTTTTCAACATATGAAATATAATCTAGAAAAAGTACTTCCATAATGTATATTCCTAAATCAGCCATAGTAGAAACTGGATTTGACCAATCATCTAAATTTGCGATTGCGTCATCTAATCAGCCTTATTCTGGATATTATCATAAAGATAATAAGGGAAAATATTGGTCAGGAGAAGAACATACAGATGAATCATTTTTATTAATTAATAATATTACTAATATTAGTACTGATTTAAATGAAGTATCTAAACAAACTAGATCAAATTATGGTTTTTCTAAAACATATAAAGCTAAGTTAGACACACCTTTATATAGAAACGAATATACACCCCCAACAAATGAAGATTATAATAATGGATATTATATTCGTTATATAGTTCAATTAAAATTAACAACTGATCCTTATATAGTAGAAATAAGTAAAGCTACTTATGATAGTTTATTAAATAATATTAATGCTCGTATATCATATAATGTAGTAGAAGTAATATGGAAATTAACAGGTCCATATAATGATATTTATCAAAATAACGTAAGAATAGATTCTGGTATTAAAGATACTAATGATCGTTCTCTTCAAGAAGGAGAAAAAACAATAAATGGATTATCAACATTTTTAACAAATCCTCTTCAATATACTAGATTTGATGAGGAAGTTGAGGGTGAAATGATACCTATTACACAACCTATTATTGATTTAGGAGTTATACCTGAAGAAATAGATATGTCTATTGCTCCAGCTCCTACTCCAAGTGTAACTCCAACAATTAGTACTACACCATCAATCACTCCAACTATATCTGTTACACCAACTATAAGTGTAACTCCTTCACTTTCAATAAGTGCTACACCTAGTGAAACACCTTCCTTAACTGTAACACCAACAATTAGTATTAGTGCTACACCTAGCATTACTCCAACTATATCTGTTACACCAACTATTAGTATAACACCTACAATAAGTGTGACACCAACAATTAGTATTACACCTACTGTTAGTGAAACACCTAGTATTAGTACAACACCTAGTATCAGTGTAACTCCTACTATAAGTACTACTCCAACAATAAGTGTTACACCAACAATTAGTATCACTCCAACAATTAGTGTTACTCCAACAATAAGTGAAACACCTTCAATAAGTGTTACACCTACTATAACATTAACACCAACAGTTAGTATAACACCTACTATTAGTATCACTCCAACAATAAGTGAAACACCAACTGTGAGTGTTACACCTACTATATCTATAACTCCTACAATAAGTGAAACACCAACTATAAGTGTAACTCCAACAATTAGTATTACACCTACAATTAGTTTAAGTGCTACACCAAGTATAACACCTACAATTAGTATAACACCAACAATAACACCAAGTATTACCCCTTCAATAACTCCATCTACATCTAATCCATTAGATGGTGATTATTATAGTATTGCTGATACATCTTATGCTGCTTGTTTTGGTTCAACAACATCAATATTAATTTATGATGCTGACCAACCACTAGAAATAGGTGAATATCTATATCAGGTACCTGGTGGAACTGATTATTGGACTATAACTGAAATTCAAACATTAGTAGGAAGTCTATCAGATGTATTCTATTTAACAGGTGCAGGTATAACATCAGGAAATTATTTATTAATTAGTGGAAGTCATGGTACAGGAAATGCTCTTGTTGCAGGAAGTGGAGTGTGTGTATCACCTACTCCTACAGTTACTCCTACAATTAGTATCACTCCAACAATTAGTATTACTCCAACAATAAGTGTAACTCCAACTATAAGTGTAACACCAACAATAAGTGTTACTCCAACAATTACTCCTACTATAAGTGTGAGTGTAACACCTAGCATCACTCCAACAATAAGTGTAACACCTAGTATAACACCTACAATTAGTGTAACTAGAACACCTAGCATCACTCCAACAATAAGTGTAACACCTAGTATAACACCTACAATTAGTGTGAGTGTAACACCAAGTATTACACCTACAATTAGTGTTACTCCAAGTATTACACCTACTATATCAATTACTCCAACTATAAGTGTAACACCAACAATAAGTGTTACTCCAACAATTACTCCTACAATATCTGTAACACCAAGTATTACACCTACTATATCAATTACTCCAACTATAAGTGTAACACCAACAATAAGTGTTACTCCAAGTATTACTCCAACAATAAGTGTTACTCCAAGTATTACTCCAACAATTAGTGTAACTAGAACACCTAGTATTACACCTACAATTAGTATTACTCCAAGTATCACACCTACAATTAGTGTGAGTAGAACTCCAAGTATAACACCTACTATTAGTGTAACACCTAGTATCACACCAACATTAACACCAACACCTACTACCCCAGCTACAGTATTTGGTAGATCTTCAAGTGATTATGCTAATGAATACTATGCTTGTTTAGGTGAAGTTAGTGGTATAGACTTCCTATATCAAACCCCAGGTGCTGGAGGTGGAGTAAGTCCAGCAGTGAATGCTCAAATGTATACTAATCCGGGATTAACAAACACATGGACTCCTGGTGGTAGTGGATGGTACTTATTATCATATGGAGCTACTAAATACGCTGTTCTTCCAAATGCAAGTGGAGTAATTCAAACAGTTTATTTATGTTCAACATTACCATCACAGACACCAACTATAACACCTACTAAAACACCAACACCAACTATAACTCCTACTATTAGTATTACTCCAAGTGTAACTAGAACTCCTAGTATCACTCCAACTATTAGTATCACTCCAACTATATCTGTAACTCCTACAATTAGTGTTACTCCAACTATATCATTAACACCTACACCAACACAAATACCTTCAGAATATGGGATTTTTGGAGGTTACAGTAATGCAACAGATGCTTGTAGAGGTAGTGCACCTGTAGGCACAGCTTATGCTGCTCCAGGTACTACAGGAATGATGGTTGGTTATATATTCTATACTAATTCAGCTTTAACTAATAGATACAACGGTATGAATAACTGGCATAACATGAGTAAAGGAGGTAGCACATGGGGTGTTCAAATTGATACAAATGGTGAAGTAATAAATTATACAGATTGTACTACTATACCTTCTAATACTCCAACACCAAGTATTACACCAACTAAAACACCAACACCAAGTATAACAGCAACACCAAGTATAACAGCAACACCAAGTACCACACCAAGTGTTACTCCTGATCCTACTCCATGCCCTAGTAATTCACCATTACCTCCACCTACAGCTACTATACAAATTGGGACTAATGCTTCATTAGATATTGAAATATATTTATCTAGTATGACTGTGAATGGAGTAGGAGTAACAAATGTTAGTGGAACAGATCCTAATACATCAGGTAATGGTGGATCTGTTGATACAGACCAAATAGGAACATACGATATAGTATTAACATACAGCGCAACCACTCCAGGACAAAGAATAAGTCTATATGATAGTAATGGTTCATACTATTGTAATGGTACTTCAACTGGATTTAATAGTATGACATTCTATAATGTTGTAATAAATTCATCTTTTAATCCTGTATTAACAGCTGAGGATGGTGTTTGTCCTTAAAAGTTTTTAATTTGTTGACCTAAAGTCTCTATTATATATTTAACCTAATAATAAAGGTTATGTTTTATATAATAGAGACGAAAGAACAATTAGATTACTTAGGTAAACCAGAACATGATAAGTGTTTTGTTAATGTCATTACTACAAATGACAATCGTCATCCATCTCTAACTAAACCATGTTTAGTATATTATAATGATGGAGAAAAAGGCTATATTTTACCTATCGACCATAGTGAAGCATTTAAATTAGATTGGGAAACAGTTAAGGAATTTATATCTAGCATCAACACAGTTTATGTTTTAGATAAGAAATTCCATTTATATTTTCTGCCAGGACATAATTTAATTGATTTAAATTTTCATAGTAATATAGACGAATCACAATTTGATACTAAAGTACATACTGATTTTAATCATGAAAAGTATTACTTACAAGAATTAAGTACACTTATACCCATTCCTAAACATTATGAGAAATGGGAAAAAATCTATTTTAATGTAAAAGAAAGAGGATTAATTTCTAAATTCGCAATAGCTAGTGTATTCTTAAATTATAATTTCACCAACGTATTCCATCAAATTGAAAAAAATGGTATAGGTATTGATCCACGTAAATTTAATAAACATTTTGAAACTACTTGGAAAGATAATTCGATTTACGGGAATACAGTTTTTACTCAATATAATCTATATAATTTAACTCACCGCCCGTCAAACGCATTTAATGGCGTTAATTTCGCCGCACTTCCTAAGGACGGCGCACGCGAATCATTCGAACCAAATAATTATATGTTTGTTGAGTTTGATTACAGTGCTTACCATCCACGTATAATTGCTAAGGCAATAGGTTATGAATTTGAAATTGATCCATATGATGAAGTGCCTAAAGAAATAATGTTTCAAAATTTATATGGCGGTATTAGAGATGAATACGCATGGTTTCCATTTTTCGCTAAATTAAGCGAATGGTTAGATAATCAATGGAATGAATTTTTAGATACAAATAGATTAAAATTACCATGGGGAACTAACATATATAAAGTTAGAATAGAAAATCCAAACAAAAATAAAATATTAAGTTATCTCATCCAGGCATATGAAACATACTATAATACATTAACATTAGAACGTGTATTAAAATTGTTAGATGGTAAGAAAACTAAAATAGTACTATATACATACGATTCAATTCTATTGGACGTGGCTAAGGAAGATGTTAAAACATTATTACCATTAATTAAAAACGAATTAGAAGCCGATGGATTCCCGACTCGTATGAGTGTAGGTGAAAATTATGGCGCTTTAATAAAAAAATAGGACAAACTCTTCGCTACTGGAGATATTTATAATAAATAATTGATATGAAAAAATGTGGCGAGTGTAAAATTGAACAAGATATAAATAACTACTATAAGGATAAAAATAAAAAAGATGGTATATCAAATAGATGCAAGCAATGTCATAATAATAGCGCTAAACAGCATTATATTAAAAATAAAGAACATTATATTCAAAAATCTAATGAATATTATAATGAAAACAAAACCACTATTTTAAAAAAACAAAAATTAAAACCATCATATAGTAAATTAAATCCAGGATATTATAAAGAATATCGTAAAAGAAATATTGAAAAAGATAGAAAATATAGAAACCAATATGATAAAAAATTAAGAGAGGATATAGAATATAATACTCTTAATATAATTAAATCACAAATATATAATTTTTTAAAAAATAAAAAAGGTAAAACAACTGAAGAATTATTAGGTTACACATATCAAGATTTTGTAAATAATATAGGGTTAATTAGTAAAGGATATGAGTTAGATCATAAAATTCCAATTTCTTGGTTTAAAACAGGAACACCAATTAATATTATATGGCATTTAGAAAATCTTCAAATAACAACTAAAGAATACAATAGAAAAAAACATAATACTCACGCGGATGTAATATCTGCTTTGTATTACAAAACAGTTATAAAATGGATACAAAAACATCATTTATCGAAAATAATAACATATTTATAGACAGTACGTTATTATTAACAACAGAAATGGCAGGAAACAAGTTATTCGCAACCTTCTCAAAGAAAGAAGACATAGAGCAAACGCTTGAAACTATAACTGGACGTTATAACATCTTATATAATAAGATTTTCATCTTAGAATCTAAAGATAGTGATGAGTTCATTTGTACTTACAACATTGATCCAGGAAATCTGAGCACAACCTCAGTTTTGCCTAATACTATCTTATTGCACCGCAAAAAAGAGTCAAATACATTATATACAATTAATGCATTAAACGCATTAGTTAAGACTTTAAACAATGGTTATGTTGATCCTAACTACAAAGTAGAGTGGAATGATTACAAAAACACTATCTTACTTACACAAGGACCTGACCAATTAAGAAAACTAGAGACAACTATCCATAAGATAATTAATCTCTAAGTTTGGCCTCCGGCATCTCAGATGCTATATTTACCGTATATTTAAAAAACAATAATAAGTTATGGATTTACAAGCTATCAAACAACGTATGCAATCGTTGCAAAACAAAGGAAAAGGCGGCGCCAAGAGTGACGACCGTGCTAAAAATTTCTGGGTACCACCAGTAGGCAAATCAGTGATTCGTATTGTTCCATCTAAGTTCAACAAATCAAATCCATTCAAAGAAGTAATGTTCCATTATGGTATTGGAAACAAAACCATGTTGTCAT